GAGGACCATATTCAAAATCTGCCTCGAATTGATTTTCAGCCTGAGAAACCTCAAAACGTCCATTATTATCTCGCAGCCTTTGGGGCGCAATGCTTAAAATGGCCGTGTCTGAATTCGTCGTCGGGGTTAAAGTCAAGCCTGACATAAATACGCTCCCATATATTTTTTTAGAAGGCTGATGCGCCGAATTGCGTAAACACCGCGCTCACAGAACCTGTCCCGCTTGTGAGCAGAATGCGAGCGAAAGCAGGAGAATATTGATAGCTTGTTTGAACACTGACGGACGAGTTTACGACAGCAGAATCGTTGGAATTTAACCAAACAATAGAATAAGGAGCCACAAAGTCTGTTTGACTATTTGGATCCTGAAGAGTCTGCTGAACCGAATAAGTTGCGGCTCCTGAAACGCTGCATTGAACAGCGACTTGAGACAAAGCATAATCGTCAAGACGCACCCAAGGCGAAGATGCAACGCTATTTGTGCCAACAGTAATCGCGGCAGAAGCATTGGCTGTTAGCCGAATGGAGGAAACTGTTTTGAAATCAAGATTCGTGAAAAAATTCGCAGCGTTTGAACCAACAATAATTTCAGTCTGAAGCATATTGCTGGCATTTGTTCCAACAACCGTAAACGTGTTGGCTGATTCATTTCCGGTCGGCGTGAAAAGAACACGACGCGGTTTATCCAGCGTTGCAATGCCACCAGAGGCTAATGAGCCGTTGATCGCGAAGCCAGCAGCAGCGGTTGGGGTCTGAGAGAGAGAGATGTTATTCGCAGAAGGTGTAGCCAAAGGGCCAACTGTGACTGTTACAGGACGCATATTATTTACCCTTTTTCCTTGCCGCAGCTTATAAATGAAATTAAGGGGGAGCCGAAGCTCCCCGCTTTTTTAATTCATTTCAAGTCCAGCGCGACCTTTTGGAGACGTGCCTTTGTGAGCGGACGACAATGGGTTCATATTCGAACCTGTTCGCCCACCCGCCTTGCGCGGAGTCCGATCCGCACGAGTCATTGACTTTTCGCCCATTGCTTTGCCGCCATGCTTCTTAACTTTGGCAGCTTTCATAACGCTCGAAGAAGCACTTTCGGAATTTTCCGCTGAAGCTTTGTCCGAAGGAGCAACCCCCTTTTTGGGGGGGTCCATATTCATCTTACGACCTTTCATGACCCTAATCCTTATGCTTGAGTTACACCAAACAGGCCAGCTGTTGAAGCCATGTTGGCCGGAAGAACAAACTGACGAATTGCAAGTCGCCTCGCTCCGTTTGCTGCGGTTTGCACAGCGTACGTTCCGCGAACATCGCCCGTGGTTGTCGTTGCAGGAATTGTGGTAACTGCCGCAACATATCCCGTGTTCGCCGTGATCCCAGCAGCATCGTAGTTAATAAATACGTCGCTGAAGAAATCAGAGCGGAGAGGGAAGCCAAAGATGTCTGTCGTGCCGACGCTGTAGGTAATTGCGTTTGTAACGTCTGGAGTTACAGAAGCAATGTATTTAAACGCCTTTTTCCCGTTTGTGGTGGTAGCCGCCGCTGTGCTCGTCGGGACAGTAATTGCTTCACGCATTGGAACGCCATAAATGTCGTAGCCAAAAACAGTGAAGACAACTTGTGCCGTTGTGGTGCCAGACACAGGAGTAATGCTGACCGCACGGGAAACAAGAGCCTGTGGATTCCAAAGAGAAACGGAATTCCCATCACCGAAAGGTTGTCCGAATGCGTTTGGACCCAAGAAGGCTTGCGCCGTAATCGTCGTTGAAGCCGTAGTGTCATCCCCTGCAACAGTGTAAGTTCCGACTCCTCCAGGAACACCAGTAAGCTGGTCAACGATTGTTGTTCCAACATTTACGCCAGTTCCCGTTATCCTCATTCCGATTGTAATCGCCCCAGTCAAAGACGATACTGTCAAGATGCTGTTGGCAACGACGCCCGTGAAAGATGCAAACCCATCAACCAACAAAAGGTTCGCCACCGTAAAACCAGTGTTGTAGTTAATGCATGAAGCACCAACTGAAACACCAGTTGTCGTCGAGTTCGTTGACACCAAAGTCATAGCAGTGTTGGCCGTAGTTGCTGCGGCTGCTGCAATCGCAGCACTCCCGAGCGCGTAAGGAGCAGCACTGATGGTCTGGGTATCGGAGGTCGCAAACCCTGCAATGAATTGTCCAGCAGCCTGTCCTGGGATGTAGTTGAAGTTAGGACGAGGGTCAATTCGGCCTACCCCACCCCAAAAGAGGGAGGGGCCAAGTTGTGAGTTGTAATCCGTCGTATTTCCAATGGTATTCTGACCAAAGGAAATTACGGGACCGGAGAATGCTGTGAGCGTCATGGTGCCTTCTCCTTACGAGGTTGGGAACGAACCGAAAATCGAACGCCAGTTGTAATAACCGAAGGAATAACGCTCGTAACCCTTAACCAACAGGTTCTCAGTTACGAAGTCGACCTGCATATCGGTTTCGAACTTGATACGCTCCATGTACGACAACCCATCAATGTTGGTCAACAAGAACCAAGCGAACGAAGAAGTGAGGAAGTCGTTGACCATGTAGCCTTCGCTGAGACCGCCAGCCGTGGTCATGATCGCATTCACATCATTGTCCGCAGTTCCTGGACGCAGTTCGGTCTTCGTCAAACGAATTGCGACTGGTTCGAGCTGAGGAGGAACGATGAGCTTGCGACCACGTGCATACACCTTCAATCCGGCCTGATCTTTGAAGTTCGTCCGAATAGAAATCATGCTATTCAAAAGCGTGGCTTCGTTCAGATCGGCCTGAGTTATTGGAGTGTTCGCGACTCTTTCGCCGTCGATCGGATGAGAAGTGGAACAAAGTGCCACACCGTCTCCGCCAATCGAAGCGTTGAACGTCGTTGCTGTGTTCAAGACGTTCGCGGCATAAATTTCCTTGGTCTGGTGGAAAGATTCCGTCAGGCCAAGGTTGGATGGTTGGAACTGGGTCTTGTAGAGGTTGTCATCGATCGCCTTGCGGGTGATCGCATAACCGAGAGCAATTTCATTGTGCTCTTGGTTGTAGACAAAACGTTCACCAGCTCCCGAATCAAATGCAGTCTGACCACCTTCGGTCTTCAACTGCGCAAGGCCGAGATAACGCATTTCAGCAGTGCGCTCAAGAGCCATCTTTGAATCGTGCTTTGTGAAGATTTTGTCGTACTGAGATGGGATCATCTCGTACTTGCCTTCTACGCCCCGAAGTCCTGGAAGGAGTAGATCTCGGATCTGTGAGAGATTAACAGCCATAATACCTTACTCCTTAGCTGATGCCAGTTGGGCCTGCACCGTTCGACCGGAAGATTTCGTTATTGAATCCGACGATGACGTTACAAAACTGAGATGCTGGATCACCGCCGTTGTTACCGCTAATCTGGTAATCAACAACAATGAATGGGAACGTGATGGTTGTGCCAACCGCCGACAAATTCGCACCCGAGCGACCTGTCGAAGTATTGCCTGTGCCGATGGCAAACTGTGCGTACTGACCAATGATGCCGGAAGTCATCGTCGTTGGTGCATTCGCGCCAGTCATTGGCGCGCCAGCAAAACTCGTCTGAACGAGGAACCTTGAAGCTGGATCATCAATAACGTAGGCTTCTACGTCACCAGTTGCGCCAGATCCAGGCCAAAACGGCGACCAAATTGTTCGGCCAAGTGCAGTGTTGAGGTATTTACAACCAACGAAAATACCATCAAGACGCGTCGTTCCTGCGACGCCTTGAGTAATGTAGCCGTTAGCCGTGCTAACAGCAGGCATCACAGGGTCGCCAGTGTAAATAGGGATCGTGTTACCAGCAGCGATTCGACGAGTCGAATGTGAAAATGTCGGAGCACCGCCTGCCCCGCCCTGATACCGTGAAAAACCGAAATAGGCAGCGCTATTTGGCATGACGGGATTCTCCTCTCAGAGAGGTTCCATCATCGCACACCGAGGCGACTGTGAAACGGGATGAATTCTAATCTTCCACACCGAGGGAAGACTATTGAGTACTATGCCTGAAAAAATGCAAATGAAAAGGGGCAAATGTTTTTATTTTCTGCCCCTTCAATTATCAATCGTTCGGGATCGGAATTGGCTCGTAGCTTTTCTTTAGTCTCGGAGCAAGCTGCGAGTCTTCACGACCAAGCAATCCTGCCGAGGATGTCATCTGGCCTTCTTTGATCTGCACCTGACGACGGGCCATGATCAACTCTTTCGCTTTCGCGTCGAGCGTGATTTCTTCGGGACGCTCCATCAACAACATGCCTTTTCTTTCAATGGAGCCTTCTGCGCCAATATGCATCATCTCCGGATGCCGTTCAACCGGAACAGGAGTCCATCCCTTCCGTCGCACATGGTTCATATGCGAAAGATCCTCCATATTCATCGAGGACTTGCGCTTCCACTCATAAGACCACCCCTCCGGAGCAGGTGGAGCCGCGAATTCATCCAACCCATCGTCGAGGTCGGATAAATTGCCACGGATCTCAGCGGTTCGCTTTGCAGCCAAGGCTCTTGAGTCGTCTTCACGCAACGATGGACGAACCTCGCGACGATTTGCAGCTTCCACATTCTTCATTTCAGTCTCTCCAATCAATTCAATTTGCCTTCTTTGATCAAGGCGTTTTTGTTTCGGGCATATTCTTGATCTGTCATGCCCATCAGGTTTGCCATCTCGCGCTCCTGAGCATTCAAACGCACAACATTCGGCTTCGTGCCGGAATTTGTCGCTGGGGAGCGGGAAACGGGAGCTGCTGGGGGAGCAGATCGTCGAGCAGTTGGGGCAGAAGCAC